TAACCGCAGTACCTTCACCAATAGTACCTGCTACAATATCTGTAGTAGTGCTATCAGCAAGTCCATCATCCAACAACTCGCTAACAAAAGTCCAGCTACGAGGTGTTGCAAAGCTACGACTTGAGCTTTTTGGATCAAAGTCATACAAGTCTTGTTTAGCAAAAGAAATGTAACCAATAACGTCTTTATTAACACGATTTTCAGTAGCCCATTGTAACCAGCTATCAAAGTCTACACGCATTTCCAAATGCACAAATCTGTTAGCAAGAGGACTTGGCATTCTGTAGCTAACACCTTTGTCACCATCTCTGTTACCTGCCGCTACCATTACAACGTTATCAGGAAGTTTGTACTTACCTACACGTCTGTTTAGTACAAGTTGATACGCAACTGCTTGCACACTAGGCGCCGCACTGTTCATCTCATCTAAAAACAACACAACAATCGGATACTGTGATGCCACTTCTTCAGTAGGCAAGTCAATTGGGGGAGCCCAATCCATCACACCCAAATCTTTGTTAAAGTAAGGAATACCGCGAATATCTGTTGGGTCCATCTGTGCCAAGCGTAAGTCAATCATCAACCCGCCCATATCATTAGTAATACCTTCTACTAATTCTGACTTACCGATGCCTGGGGGACCCCATAAAAATAATGGGCGTTGTTTTGTAAAGCAACGTAAAATTGCCGCCTTTGCTTCTGTTGCTGTAACAGTTCTATTTTCAGTAATTGTTGCCATTTCCTGCTCCTAATTAATTGTTTAACTTGATGTAACAAAACATATTATACTACCACTTTCTCTTTTTGTCAAGTACTTTCTAATCTTTAATGATTGCTTTTACAACATCATTAAGTACCCAGCCCACTGCCGCGCTATTGATCCCAAGTTGGATTAAATGGCCAACCTCACCAACTAAACCAAGCATTACGTAGATTGCAATTAATACCATTCCGTACACAAACTGTTGTGTTCTAATATTCATTATGCAAACTCCTTTTGTTCACGTTTATCTAACTCTTGGGCAAGCAATTCTGTAACAATCTCATCGTTAACTGAACGTGCTTGTAATGTTTTATATGTTTCGAACGCAACTTCTAAGTCGTCGTCTGACAAAATAGAAATACGACTCTTGTGATAATTTACAAAGTAAGCTGATGACATTATGCAAACTCCTTAGTGCAAGCGTATGGAGCATTCCATTCGCCTACGTTTAGATTAATATAATACGCAATATGGAAATAATCACTTTGCGAATCGCTTTTATCAAACCAAGCACGTCCACCTGCATTGGCTGGAGCAGTCTTGATAATGTTTAATACTTGGTCAAAGAACGCTTCGTGCTTACCGTACAAATACAAATGAAACTCATTAATTTGTGCGTAAGCATTACGTTCACCTTTAAATACTTCAGCAAAGTCAACTGGACCTTGTTTAATAGTTACTTCAACTGACAAGCTACCCGAACCTTTACGTACACCAAACTTGAAGTTAGGAAAAGTTGCTTTAAGTTCATCACGTATTGCTTTAACATCTTGTGCGCTAATATAAGCCATTTATTTCTTCCTTGTTGTTAGTGTATGTATAGCATTATACAGTCAATTTACCAAAAGGTCAACCGTTCTTCTCCTTTAGTGCGTATGCTGGGTATATTTGCACTGAACCTCTTTCTGTAAGGCTTTCTACCGCGTACCCTTCTGGAGTGAGTTCAGTACTGTATGTACCTACAATAGTCCCACGCCATTGCGCACCGGATATTTTTTCTACCAAATCACCTAGTTTAAATTTTGGGGCATTCAATTGTTCTTCTCCTTCAAAATCTTTTGCGCCACGTACATCCCGGCATGAAATGCCAGCTTCATTTGCAAGGCAATGGGGGCAGACTCTCGGTTTACATCCTCATCACTCAACCCAACCCATTCACGGCTTGGTGGTGTGGTGTAAAGGGGTACTATCCGACTTCTAGTTCCAAGTAACTCTTTATCCATGCTAAAAGCAATATCATTCATCCAAGCCACAGGCTCTTGAACTAACGAGGATTGCTCGGAAGTTGGTTGTGCTAATGCTTCTTTACAGGCTTGGATTGCATCTAAAATATAACCTTTAACCATATGTGGATATTGATTTCCATGTAATTCCATAGCTTCAATCGCCATCTTTAATGCTTCGGTTTGTTTAGTCATTTCATTTCAATCCTTTCAATGCGTATAGTGGTGCTGCCTTGTGTCCTTTAATAACTATAGGGCTATTCATACCTTAATATTCCGCCACAATGCCAAGCCACAGGCTCACCAACCTGCTCACGTAGCCACTCGTTTAAATGGTCGGGTGTAAATGTGGTGGATAGGGCTTGTTCTATTATGTTTTGAATGTATATGTCATTACCTCTAGCAATACAACACTCATTTATTGATTCCAAAGCCTCACGCAACTTAACGATTTCTAAATCACGCAGGGCTAGGGTTTCAATGCACTCAACTTGTTTAGAGGCTAGTCTATCTACGCTGGATTGAAACTTTACTATCTCTGCGAGTTGTTGGCGTAGTGTTGTAATTTCATCTGTAATATCTACAGAACTTAACCCATGTTCACCTGAAAAATTACAGATTTGGCATCCTGCACACATTGTAAATTCATATATTTTAGTTTTAAGTTTATCCATCACTCACTCCTTAACTTGTTTAATGCTTCTCTTAGATAATCGAGTTCACCTCTGTTGTAAACAACATCCTCAATAGCCTCAATAGCTATGGCGAGTTTTGCTTCTAACTCAGCAATACGTTTGGCATCTTGGTTCTCCTCTAACTTTTCTTCCAACTCAGTTACTTGTTGGCGTAGTGTTTCAATATCAACTAATGCTTTAAATGGTTTCATGATATAAATCAGCTCTTTTAATTAACGTAAGTTCATTATATAACAAATAGCAATTAAAGTATACAACTATTTTTTGCTATTTGTTTAATGTTCATGGTTAGCCTCAAGCCTATTGACCAATTCACTAAGACATATGTTAATTGCATCATCAACATTTGTTGCCTGTGTGCATCTACTCATATCTTTTGCTTTATAGAAAACATCATTTGAATACCACTTGATGAATGGCATTATTGATACTCTAATGACACACTGAACCGTGTGGACATCTCCATCAACATCAAAAATTATTTTTAATTTATAACGATTTAATTTATTTAATAATGAGTTATCAATCATTTCACTTCCTTTCTAATCTCATTGGCTTTATAATTATTCCAAGCGGCATCTTCTGCTTGTTTTAGTTTTGTATTAAGCATCAAATTATCTACATTCGCACCAGTCCATCCTGCACCTAATCGTTTTACTTCAGCTATTAAGAATTTCATTTGTTATCTACCTTGCCTAATTTTACTATGTTAGCACTCGGGTTGTTTTTCCATGTTTTGTAAAATTCTTCCATTGCTTTTTTAGTTCCGAAAGAATATGTGCCGATTATTTCTTTGTGTGTTAATTCAAGTTTCCAATGTTTTCTACTAGTCATTTTATTCTCCATTTAGTTTAGCAAGTCCAGCCGCGAGTGTAGCCTTGGCACGAGCTAACAGTGTTGCATCACCATCTGTCATTACTTCGAGCATTGCGGCTTTTTCTTTAAGATATACACGTGCAAAGCCCGGGTCATGTGCAACGATGCTTGCAGTGTTTGAAATTAAGTCGCCAAGTTTAATTGTTTTAGCTTGTGGGCTTGCACTTGCAGTATGTGCCAAGTCAATGCCTTTACGAATTGCTCTGTTGCCAAGGCTTGGAGTGCTAACATCAGTTAAGTCAGCAACCAACCCTGCTACAATTGGACCAAACTCCAAACGGATAGTTTCGATGCTAACACCAGTATCTTCTACTGTGTCATGCAACCAAGCCGCCGCAAGCATTTCGTCTGTGTGTGGAACAGTAGATACAATTGCCGCAACTTCGGCAGGGTGAACCCAATATGGTTCTCCGGTATATTTTCGTTTATGATTGATTGCGCTATGCGCTTCGATAGCAAATGATCTTGCTCTAGCTACCAATGATGTCATATCTCTCTACCTTGTTGTTAGTGTATGTATAACATTATACACTCTTTACAGTAGAAGTCAAGCTCTATTTTCTATTAGTTACCACGCTACTTCTTTTGGAATTACGTTGATATTATATTTTGCGGACAATGATTGTGCAAGCTGTTGGTATTCGTCCATTGCGGCAATTATTTTAGCATCGTACTCTTTACTTGGGCCACCGAGCGGATGTCTGTCGCGTTGTCCGGCCATTGTGTAAGCATACGAAATAATTATATTGTCGCCATCGCTTTTAATGTCTTTAAGATAACCGTAGCCATTGGATGATTTTGCTGGCACGTCATTTTTAATTTGTTGCATAACATTAGGCGAAATACTACCACCTAATACAAATGTTGGGTTTGGTATTTTAACTGTTGATACAGTAAATGTAACCGGTGCACCACCTGATACCTTACCATCACGTTGACGTGGTACTTGACCATTTTCTACAGATACATAAAGGGTAGCGCCGCTTGTATTTGCTTTTGTAAATGCCTTTTCTATTAGCCCCAAATCAATGCCAACTCGGTTGTCGGAATAGCCTGGAAATGTTAACGAAAACGTAGCTGATGTTTCTGCTCTCTTCAACCCGATAAACTGACGTCTGTTAATAGCACGGAATGCTTCGTCCCCGGTTGGTCTATCGTCCCATTTATTTGTGCGCGATTTACCAAGTAATTCTTTAAGATTGATTAAAAAACTATCAATTGCTGACGTAGTTAGCTGTTCACTTTCTGTAATAATATCTTTAATTCGCATTGTAAGTCCTATATACTTGTATTTATGTGTAATTACTAATACAGTAGAAGTTAAGCGTTGTTTGAACCTGCATACGTGTAATGCTGACAGTTGAAACAAGTAGTTACACCAGCACAACCACTAAGAATTGTTAATAGTAATACTATAAGTAATGTTTTCATACTTGTAACCTCTGAATTTATTTAAACATAAACAGTATAGCATAACTATATCTAAAAGTCAATCAGAGACTTTGGTTATCCAAATATTGCTGTAGATTGTTTGCATGTAACCCTATCATCATTGCATCGCGGTCGCTAACAATGTGTAAGGTTTTATGATTTTGTACATAGTAAGGCTCTGCAAAGTAGCGTTCTAATTGTACAAAGGTCTTTGGTCGTATATCGTGAAGTAGTTTGAATTTGTAGAACTTAACGTGGTCACGTATCTCAAGGTATGCGTTTTGTGTAAGACGTAAGCTATTATGATTAGTTGGGTTATACCACCACATACTCGGGTTCACTGCATATGGTGTTAGTTGATAAAACTTATCCTGCCAAATAGACTGCGGTGATTCGGCACGTGACATGATTATGGATAGATAGTTTCGCCTGCTTTAAGTAATACAACTGAAAACTTGTCTGACTTAAACAGCGCATTAAGTTTCTTAGCGAGATTGATTGCGTGGCCGGGATTACTAAACGAAACTTTCTTATACTTTGGGCCAGGATAGGCTACAAGTATGTTTTGTGTTTTTAGATTAATTGGTTGATTGTCAAAGTATACTGCCCAGATACCTTCGGAATTCAGAATCTGATCACTTTTATAATTTGTTTTGTTAACGTGCTCTAACAGTACAACTGGTTTTGGTCTTGACATAAATTATCCTTGCTATGTTTATTTATGCCAATTAACTACATATATAATTGTTAAAAACTGCCACCATCCATTTCAACATTAACTACTGTATTGTCCTCTTCTGCTTCTTTAATTGCAGTTAATGCTGCAATCTGTGCAAGTAATTCAAATATATCATTATGTAAATTGCGTACATCTAACGCAGACAATGTTAAGTCTTTACTGTTAGTTTGATTCATTACTTTAACGCGATTGTTAAATGCTTTTAAATGTAGACTAAGTTGATTCTCCATTGGTTCCTCCGTTTGCTAATCGTAACTGTGTTTGCATTTCTTCTTTAGTAAAATATGGTCCCTGGTATGGATATCTATTTAATGTAATGAGTTTAGGACAATATGCTTTAGCCCAACCAAAGTTAAATCTAATTATGTAATATCCAGCACAGAAGAAACTTTTACTTTTGCTACCTTTGGTAAACACAGGTAGTTTATGCTGTACGTCCCATAATGCATTCTGTGGTTTGTTCTCGCAAGGATAACCATATACATCATGTGATTCTTTGGCTACTTTAGCTACTTTAGTCTTATCAATAACAATGTTGTAACGATCACTAAGCAATTTTAAACTGCTAAACCGTTCTCTTTGTTCGCCGTCGCTGTGTACTAACGTAACTCCATTACCACTCTCATTGGCAAGAATAGTAGCAACTTTGGTGCCGTCGTTCTCAACGACCCAGCACTTATTCTTTACAATAGTTCGTGCTAACAAATTAAGGATTGGTCCTTCGCATGTAGCGGCACCGTTACATGTTTTTTGATATTGGCAAAATCTTTTATATTGTTCTGTCATGTTAGTCTCTATTTTTAATTAATTGTACTATTGGGTAGCCAGGGTCAACTAACCAACTATCTGATAACTTTACTTCTGTTTGATATTCATGATGAAACTTTTGCATGCTTTCGCCACCAGTAACAAATCCAAAGATTTTCCAATCTTTGATATCTGGACCAGGATGACAAATGCCATTTACAACTGTATTTTCCCACACTTTTTGGTATATAGCCGCCCAACTAAACAATGCTATAGCAACATGCCAATTGATAACTGCGCCTACACTTAGCGCACTAATCCAAATTAAGTAATAATTATTATGTATAAAACGATGCATTGGTTTAACTACAAGATCTCTGGGCATAGGTGGATTAAGTTTTAAAAAGTAACTAGTCGGAAAGAATTCCCATAACCCAAATACTACAGTAAACATACCTAATTTAGTTGGACTGTGCGGATCACCTGCTTCGTCGCATAGATTATGATGCTGTCGATGTAAAATAGCATACATGATTGGACTACCGATACCAATTATAATGGCAAATGGTAATAACATATATTCTGTTATTTTGTTTAATTTAAATTGTTTATGGGTGTAATATCTATGTAACAGTACACTATTACCTAATGTACTGCACAACCAGCCCCACGCAAGCAACCATACTACCTGACTGCCTGTTACATAGAACAGACTTGTAATGAACAGTGAATAAATCAGCGTATTGAATAATGCAAACTTCCACTCATATAAGAAGTTACGTAACTGCATAGATAATTCCAATGTAAGTCAAATAATGCAACCCTTGATCAGCACCCATCCAAACCCAAAACATACGATCGGCAGGGCTCATACCTTTATTTAGTTGTTGTTTTGCCCAATCAATATGATAATGGATAACTCCATCTGCTAGTGATAACATAATAGCAAGATTTGCATCTCCTATTACAAACACTAGAATCCATAAAGTAAATGTAGCATGTAACGCCGCATGATGTATGCCACCATCTGCACCGTATGTACCTTTTTCACGTAGCATGTATTCATACTGCATTAAAAAGTCAGCAATAAAATGCTTAATGCCAAATAGTGCTAGTAAGATAAAGACTGTTGTAGTCATATTAACCTCTAATAAAAGTACTGCGTGACTTAGGAGTTTCCCACCAGTCAATGCGGTCTACTGTTACATTTAGTTTCTTCATCTTAGCATCAACTAACTCAGCCATCCAGCTTGATAAGTTCTCGCTAGTAGGAACAAAGTCCACAATAAAGAAGCCTTCAAAGTATTCATACTCTGGTGTATTTGGTTCTAAGTCAGTTAAATCTAACGTACTACCAGCATACTTGTCTGTTTCTGGAATGTATACTGGAATTAACTTACGTGCGCCAATAAGTTGTGCATATAATGGATCATTCTTATCAAGCATAAACTGATGGTCGATATACTCGTTAATCCATTTCTTCAACCATTCCAAATGTCTAAAGTCAGTAACCATACCAGTTGCATCTAATGTGTTAGTTGGGCTTTTTAAGAACACTTGCATCTTGCCTTCGTGTCCGTGTAAATGACGGCAGGCACACTTTAAGTCTGCCGCATACTCGCCATTTAGTTTTTGTGTATGTACTCTGTGTCCATAACAGAATTCAAATGTTTTATCAATTACGTGTGCCATGTTAGTCCTTATATAAATGTGGTTTTTGTGAAATACGAAAGTTAATGCGTTCTTGTACAATAGCATTGTCTGCGTCAGTAGCAGTCCATAATCCGTACAACTCGTCGGGGAAGTTATTAAATGCCACTACACGTTCTCGGTCTGGTGTATATCCTCTACGTTCCATTTCATCTGCGAGTCTGTCAAATCGCTGTATTAAAAATCCCAGCTTATCGTAGAAGAATGTAACGTGACCTTTATTTAATGTAAAGTTAGCCGGTACACTTTTTAATATAGCTTCTTTAGTCTTAGTGCGTAAACTGCGTCTGAGTGATGCCGGAACCATAGTAATCTCACGTAACTCTGCAACTAAGTGCATACGCTTTAGTAATCTTGGATCTAAGTCTGAATTAATTCGTGTCATAATATATAGTATATTTAGGTTTTGTTGAAAAGTCAAATACTTTTTGCATCATGTAGTAAGTTTTCTAGCCCACGTTGTCGCTCGAGGAACTTAAAGAACAGTGCAAGTGTATTAACTGCGTCAATATCTGCTCTGTGTGCAGTACCTCTAAAGTGCATTTTAAACGCACCCATAGCACTTGCAAGTCCACCAGACGGGTTCTTGCCACGTGCAAACATCATAAACGTGTACCAAGTCTTAGTATCAATCCAACGTCTACCAAAGTGCGGAAAGTCGGCATAGTTTTTACAGAACTCATCTAATAGTTCTCTACTATCACCACCACCCCAAGTGATTGGATTGATCCAAGTGTTGTGTTGTTTAATAAGGTCACTAAGCTCACGTGCAACTGTTTCGTGGCTTACGCAGTTTAATCTAATATCGTGGTCGGTAATGCCTGTTAAGTCAATAATAAACTGATCAATTGGTTCTTTTGGGTCAATATACCACTTCTTTGTTATGTAATTTTCAAACTTATCATTTGCACTGCCAATGGCAATACCAACCTGAATGATCTTACCACTCGGTTGGTTTAATTCTAAGTCTAACGCTAAAAACTTCTGTGATCTATCAATCATTTATATCTTTCATATTAATCCTGCTAGCCAACAAACTACAGCCCATAATGTTTTGGTTATTGCCCAATTTAAATTATAATCGAGCACAATGTATACTAAAAGAATCAGAAGAGATGTACGATAATCTTCATTTGCTTGATCGAAATCCCTTTGATTTTGCCACATATCCATTATATTAATCCTTGACTTATTTGTTAACTGTTACTGCTATTATACAGTTATTTTACCAAAAAGTCAAGAGTTAATTAAGTGATACATTGTTACTGCTTCGGCTGGATAACCAGCACACAACCATTCTGCCATATTAGAAGCATTTTCGCTTAGTTTGATTAGGTCATACTTACCACAAAACTTTAAGAATTGTGCCCCTACCATTGGACGATTTAGTGCAACAGCATTAGATTTAATAGTTTCTTCTATTTTAAGTTTATATTCTTCTGGCTGTGCTGTTAAGTCTACTAATGTAACATTACGATTGTAATCATCTAACACTCTATGTTCTGCACCATTATGGTCAGTCCAGCGTTGTAGCATTAAGTTATTCCAAGCATACCCTTGTTTATCTTTATCACCATATGCTTCTTCTAATCCAACTTTATTCTTTGTACCTTTAGTACGTACACCTGGATATGCGCTAAAGATGTTATCAGTTGGATCACCACGTACACATTTTTCAAACAGAATGAACTTAGGGTCTGGAATCTTTTTAGGTTCTTTAGTTTTCTTATCTAAAACTAACTTACCTTTCTTATCGTATATACCGGTAAGAGTATGTAATTCATCACTAATTCCATTATACTGATTAACATTGTCGCTTAGAAGTTGGTAAAAGTCAGTGTCACTAGAAACAATAGTATGATGATCTGTAGGGTGAGATTGAATCCAACCAGCCACCAAATCATCTGCTTCAAGCTCACTGTGTTGCAGAACTGTACAATTTGTTTTATCTTTAATGAAAGTTTGTAAGGCATCAAATGCGTCCCAAAATAATTGTTCTTCTTCTTGCTCCGCTTCTGTCTTAGCGGCACGTGCTACAGCACGATTTGCTTTGTACGGAACATAAAAGGATTTGCGCCAACTGCGCCCTTCTAAACAAACAATAACATGGTCGGCTTTTTGATCACGCCATGCTTTGTTAATACTAGCTAAAGTAACATGAATGGCAAAGCCTAATTTATCCCACGTGTCACTTTGTCTATGCGCACTGTGTCTGGCTCTGAAGAATGTGTTTGCCGCATCGACTATCAAATACCGCATTATGATACTTCCGTTCTACCATTACCTAAGTCACGTCTGCGTTCGTTACGTTTCTCTGGGTCTGCTTGGTCTTGTTCGTATGTTTCTGTTACTACATTTCGACATACTGTTTTAAACCAATTATCAACAATGTCTTGGTCTGTTTTGCCTTGGTATCCTGCTCGAATTAACTTAGCAACGAATATGTCATTCCAGTCGAGTTCAAACGCACCCTGTCCTGGGTCTTTTTCATCTACTTCCATTCCGACAATTTCTACCCATGGCTCGCCTTTATCGGTTGCTTCATCTTTAGCAGATAGCACCTTAACTTTTGCTTTAGCTTTCTCTGCTTTTGCTTCGGCTTTTGCTTCTGCACGTTTAGTTCTTGCTTCACGTGCCGCAGTTGCTTTAGCTTCGGCTTCTGCCGCTAACTCTGCTTTGTTTAACCCCAATGATGCTTTAATTTTCTTCCACATACTATTTTCCCCAAGAATTGCCCCAAAGATCGACGTGCAATCTAGGACTGTAATAATAACCACGTTTCATTGCTTCATCTGCGATATGGAACTTATTACCATCATATACGCTAACAACACCACCAACGGGCATAACATATACTACGCCTGTGAAGCCTGCACTTCTGTATGCTTCTACAGCACGATCAACTTCATCAAAGTCGTTAGGTGTTTCAATAACAAACTTGAGATATGTTGTACCAACCTTTTCATAACTTGCTACGATTTCTGGCTTGATAGCATCTTCCCAAGTTTCACCACTGGCACTTAACTTTGGACTTACACTAAATGTAATCTCACGTGCTTGTCTTTTCCATAGTTTCAAATAGGCTGCAAAGTCATCATGCAATTCCTGTGTGCCGTTTGTTTCAAATGTTAAGTTAAGCAAGTTAAACATATCATCATGTGCTAACAGTTTAGGAAACGCACGTTGCCAACCTAATAATGGTTCACCACCTGTAATAACCAAATGCACATTATTACCATTTGCCTGTTGCCAATTGTTATTGGGCACAACATCGAGCATTTGCTTAACTGTTTCGTCTACGGATAACAATGGACTTAAACTTTTAAATCTAGGATCCCAACTTGCGTAACTATCACATCCTGTATTAACGAGTGGTAAGTCGTTGTACGTCTTATACTGCTCTACTTTAATTACATTGCGTTCTGTACTAACTTCTCCACGAGGCATACCAAATGATGAGCAAGTGAAATTACATCCAAAAGTTCTTAGAAACAACGACGGGACGCCAATAAAGCGTCCTTCACCTTGCGCACTATAAAATATCTCACTAACTTTTAGTTTCATATAAACCTATCTTTCCCATGGGTAAACAATCCATACATCTTTTTCTGCTTTGTTAATCTCTTTAGCACAATAATCTACAGTACGACTAAAGTTACTGCTTAAATTATCAACTAGTACAGCTATTTTAACATTATTTCCCCAAACTTGCAACCAGTGCGCATCAACTGGATGGCAACTATCTTGCCAATCGTTGATAATCCAATCTAATGTAGCACCAGTATCGTTAATGTCATCTACAATAAGAATGTTTTTACCATTGTACGCTTCTTCTGCCATCCATAAGTTGCTTTCGGACTCGGCATGGTCACGCAAACTTACTTTTAACGTTTCCATTGGAATATTAAGATAGTGACTTAGGTACACTGCTGGAATTAACCCACCACGTGTTAACCCGACAATGTAATCGGGCTTCCAATTATCGCGATTCATTTGCATGGTGATATCACCAATCATTTCTTTGATGTGTATTTCATCGTAGTATACTTTTTCTACATTATTCATTTTAAAACGCCTTTACAATACCAAGACCAATTTGGTCATTACTAACACCTGGTTGATTCAAATAATTCATTTGATGTTCACCGTAAGCAATTAAGTTTAGCGATGCTGTTTTATATTTGTAATACGCACCAACATCATACTCATTTACGTTTGGTGTAATACTCACTGTTGAACGGTCATATGCAACTGCACCGTTCGCAGTTAAGCCAACTGGTATAGCAACATCAACTGTACCTTTATATACTGTCATTGGCTGACTAACTGTTGTACCAAAGCTATGTGCATCTTTAGTGTAATCTAACCCAATGTTCCAGCTATAACTTTGTGTATCACCTACATTAGTAATCAAACCACTTTGTTGTAAGTTAGCTTGAGTGTACCCTAACCATGCAGTTCCAAATACACTAACATTCTTATTGAAGTTATGTATGCCACCGATATTAGTATATGTTGTGTAACTGCTATCAACTGTTCCTAATGCGCCACTAATACTATTACCAGTCCAAGCGTTACGTTCATTTAATGACCCAAAGCCAATACGCATCCTGGTACCATCACTAAACTTAGTTGTTTTACCAATCTCAGCCATTGCTTGCGATGTGTACTGATTCATACTTAACTTAATATCATAATCACCAGACTGTAATTTGCCGTTGTTTGTGAAGTAAGTTAATTTATTGTACGGATTGTAATCTTCGTAAAAACTTGCGTTAGTAATTGGATTAAACGCAACACGTGGTGTTTTGTTATTACTTGCTTGTGACATGTCTACATAGTAATCACGCCCAAACGAATCAAGTGTCATCACACTACTTAATTTAGTATTCAGCGCAGATAACCCAGCTGATGTACTAGTTGTAAATGTACCTAATGTAGCAGTAACGCCTGTGCGACCAATTGTTGGGATACCAAGTACACCAACTGGACGGGTTGCTTTTTCTAAATCCAACAAACCTTGTCCCATTACGTTTACATTGTAGTTAGGCAAATCCTTGTTTGCTGTTACTAGCAATAACTTAACTATGTTAGCCGCTGTCATTTGTGGCCACATTTGGTGAATAATCGCTACACTACCTGACACTACTGCGGCCGCTTCACTTGTACCGGTACTAATAGCATAAACATCTGTTCCTGTTTTACTTGGAGCAAATACATTACCCGGTGCCATAATAAAGAAGTCACTTACTTTGTATGCATCTCCACATACACCATTTACTACAATTTTACAAATACTACCTGCTTTATTACTGGTGCTAGCAATGTTGTTAGTACCAGTATCCCAAGAGCCAACGATAAGCATTTGCCCACCTAATATCAACTTACCATTTGCATCAACTGCGGTAGCAAGTGTACCGGGCTGATACGAATAAGCGTATCCGCCATTACCTGCACTATTAACAATAACCATATTAGGACTTAATGATTTTGCCCACAATTTAGGGTCCTCATCCATAAAGTACTTGCCAATATAACGTGGGTCAGTGTTGGTATAGTTGCCATCACTTAGCTTAACCATATTTTTAATATAAGTAGCATCATATGTGGTATTAGCACTAATATTAGCCACAACTGCACCAATACTATCTCCCCACACCAATGCATTACGAGCTTGCGAAAAGTTAAATGAGGTATTATCGGTTACTTTAGCAATTGCCAATGTTGCATCTGGTGCAACACCTGCCATACCTACACCGTCGTAGTTTGCGGCCGCAACACCTGCCATCGCAGTACCATGTCCTTGTACATCAACTATGCCATACTTGCTGTTAATAAAGTCTTTTGTAAAGCCGATACTGCCGGTAAATTCTTTATGATTCGCGTTAATACCACTATCAATAATAAGAATGGTACTGCCGTTACCTGTGTAACCACGTGACCAAGCATACTCGGCGTTAATTACATTCAACACGTTGTCGTTAGTCTTGCCTGGCGAAATGTTATTAGCTGTAAGCTCTGGTGTGTTGTATTGCGATAGAATAGGTAGCCCAACAAAATTTGTTGATACTACAGGAGCAACAACTACAGGAGCAACAACTACAGGAGCAACAACTGGTGTGTTATAAACTAATGCAACTTGTCGAGCTTGTTCTGCAAGAATTGCCGCTAATTTTGCAGCGGCAGCCGCGTCTGCAGCAGCTTGAGCTACCCTTACTTCTTCAGCGGCAATTGCTTTTTGTGCCGCAGTTAGAGTTACGGCATAAACGGGTGAACTAATAACGGCTGTTATTAATGTTACTACTATTAAAAGTTTTTTCATTATATACTCCATTTGGTTAGTATATGTGTATTATACACTAATTTACAGCAAAGTCAACCATTAAATTACCGCAGATACTCCATAGTAACAATTCTGCTTAATGATTCAGCAAAGTCTTCGTTCTCATCAATAATGTACAACTTGATACGTTCTTGATCGTGCTTGTCATTGTAGCGACCAGCTTCAACAATCTTGCCGCCATTTGCCCCGTACACTTTAAATGAAATGACACTGTCGTCATCGTAGTTATGTGATACACGTTGTTGCTTAATGGTGCTACTATTGCCACCGCCACCACCGCCAATCCATCTTCGAGATCTAACTTGTGTGGGTTCTGCCACCACCACATCTTCTAATTCATATTCCCATTTATGTGCTAAACGTATTAACCATCTTTTAAACATATCTATTCCTTATCTTGGTGCAAACTGCTGTTGTAAATTAATATTATCAAAGAACTCTTTCTTAGTGTCTGGGTCACTATTAAATGCACCTTTAAGAACAGTTGTTTGAGTTAAACTACTATGTGCCATAATGCCTCTATTCTCACAGCAACCATGTGTTGCTTGAATATAAACAGCAACATTCTCACTGCCAGTTGCCTTCATAATTTCACGTGTAATATCATTGCATAGTTCTTCTTGTAATGTACCACGAGTAGCGCACCATTGCGCGATACGTGTATACTTACTAAGACCAATTAGTTTCTGTGCGGCAATAATGCCAATGTATGCAACACCTTTAACTGGTTGGTGATGATGACTACACATACTACGTAATTCGCTACGCACTACTAGCATACCTTCATATCTATCCTCGCTATCGTTTGGAAATGCAGTAGCATCGGGCGCATCTTCGTAACGCCCTGCCATAATTTCAGTGTAGTACATTTTAGCAAGTCTGCGTGCTGTGCCTTTGCTGTTTGGGTCATTTTCACGATCGATTAGCAATGCATCCAGCACACCTTCGAATGCTACTGTTGCTTCATCAATAAGTGATTCTTTTAACGATTCAGTGAGCTGATCGGAGATGTTGTCTCCTGCCCAGAATCGTTTACCTGATGCTTTCATATTATTGCGAATTGCTTCGCTAACTGGTGTGTATTTTGTTTCTGACATTTTGTCTCCGATGTTTAGCCAGTGGATTGGCAATTAATAATTTAGTATAGCATTTGTATTTAGGTCGTGTCAAACTATTTGATAATAATTTCACGTAGATCTGGATACTCAACGTATTTAGATTTTTGATCTACCAGTGGTAATTTTTCTAATGCTTGTACTGCTTCTTCTATAGTAGGACGATAGTGATAGCCCACTTCAAATACTTTTTGATCTTGCCACGGGCTTATAGTTAAGTCTCGGCCGTCACTGCGTTGCTGTATAAGTTTGTTATATGCAACTTCATCATCTAGTAGTATTGCACCACCACGACCAATGTCCAATGGTTTACTAAACCCAAACGACAAACACTGCATTTGCCCTTTGCGATACATACCTGTTTGCAGTTTACGTGCGCTGTCCCATATCCGTGTACCAAGTATCTGATATTCTCCGACCCACTCATTATCACCTACTAAACCGTACGCAATGTTCAATTTATGCATGGTCATTGGCACAGAAAGGTAGGTAAATGCCGTAAAACGACACCTTTCTACCTTGTCGTAACGTAGACACAGTTCTAGTGCATGTGTACACGAATCAGTCATAACAACAAAAGGTGCGCCTGTTACTGCACCCAATGCTTGTTCAAACTCTGCTATTGCGTTAAAACTATTCACGGCGTTGATACCATTTCCACGCACTATCTACGATTGTTTCTAGTGCGCTATATTCAGTTTCCCATGCCAATACTTCCCACGCTTTAGTAGCATTAGCAATTAGTATATCCGGATCACCTGCTCTACGTGGTCCTGTTTGAATATCAATATGCCCTACTGTTTCTAATACTTGATTAATAATCTGTTGATTACTAATACCTTCGTTAGTACCTAAGTTAAATTGATTCGATTCGCCAACTTCTAGTAAGTAATCGATAGCTGTTATATGTGCAGTTGCTAAGTCATTAACATGCACATAATCACGTATACAAGTACCATCAGCAGTATTAAAGTCTGTGCCGTTTAACGTAAATGTATTGTTTGCTAACTTTGCATCTAGTAACCTGGCAATAATATGACTTGCACCAGCTTCTTGCCCAATATCAATATCTGCACCACAAGCATTGAAATAACGTAAGCATACAGATTTTAACCCATACGCACGATCGAAGTCTTTAAGCATCTGTTCTACCATAGCTTTAGTATGCCCATATGGATTCATTGGTTGGATTGGGCTTGATTCTGTAATTGGTACACTAGCAGGGTTGCCATATACCGCGGCACTACTACTAAAAACAATTACTGGTAAGTGGGGTAATTGGCGCACCTGGTCGAGGAACCTTGCAGTTTTTGCTACATTGTTATCATAATATAGCGCAGGATTTTCAACACTTTCGCCTACAAGTAAACTACCTGCACAATGCACAATAGCATCGGGTGGGTCATTCTGCAATCGAATATACGTTTCTTCGCTATCATAATCTGCAATAAGAAATGTATCACAATACTTTAACGTATGTCTACGAGAAACACGGTCAATGACAGTGACACGATAACCACCGTGCCGCTGCATTGCCTTTGCGATATGACTACCTATGTAACCACAGCCACCTGTTATTACTACATGTTTAATACTTTGATTCACTTGTGTACTTTCTATAATCGGCACCAGAACGTAACCATTGTTCACCTTTACCTTCGATGATATCCAATGTACGATCAATTGTGCCGTTGTTCCAATCACTAATTTTACCCATATTCTTATGTGGTGTTACTATTAGTTTTGCAAGTTTGTGGATTGCATCATCAATACTCCACGGAATATACAAGCGTTCTGGGTCATTTGCAAATGCTTCTGGAAAAGATCTATAGGCTGGATATAATACATTAGCACCAAGTGTATCACCTTCGCTAACAGTATTGCTAACCCAATCTTGTAATGCGCAATTAAACAATACGCGAGTATCATTTAGTAAAGCATAATATTCATTCTTTTCTAAATCTTCATGAATAACTAGTTTGCCATCTTCTTGCATTTTACGTGTACGAGCCATGTAACTATCGTTATTAGATTTTAACTTAGCACCAGAGAATAAACAAAATTCTACAGGAACAGTTGGATAACGTCGATTCCATTCTTCGATAACATCCATAAAGAAGTCTGGTTGTTTTTCTTGGTCCCAACGTGCCGCGAACCCTACTCGTACTGTACGTTCATTAAATGATTGAAGCTCGCCTGGTACACGACTGCGTACTTCATCTTTACCAAATGCTAATCCGCTAATGTTATAGATAGGAGCAGTCCACCCTGCAATACGCATGTGAGCAACCATTTCTTCATTGGTTGCTAGAACTGTAGCAAACTCATTCACCATCTGCTCGTACAAGCCCATCCACTTACCCATACCCCACACATGTACAAAGTCGTCTGGGTCAATAGTTTGTGCTAAACAACGAACATAAATCTTAGGACGTAAGTTTTCTGGAATTTGATCCATAATGTAAGGAAGACTTTCGATTCCGGCCGTAAACATATCCTCAAACAATATAACGTCCTCACCTGTAACTTCGCCTTCTTTCATTAACTTAATTAATTTAGCCAATTGCGTCATTGAATAATATGTGCGTCCATGGGCGTCAAGCACTTGTCCTGTAACGATATTTTGCGATGTATCTAACGTGTCGCCATCAACAATTACGTAGTTAATACCTCTTCGGTTGAATACCTCTTCGTTCCATTGACGTAGTTGATAAGTGTATCGTGCGACATATGGTTCAAGTCCGACATAGAATAATTTACGCATATAAGTGTTCCTTTAATAGATTAAAATAATTATAACAAGAATAAGCAAGAATAGCAAGGCAATTGGTAAATAAAAGTGCAGTTCACGATATGGGGATATCCAACTGCTCTATAACTTAATGGAGTTACAGCATGAATATTTATACAGCGATAGATCGCACACCATTTACTTACACAATTACTCATATACCCTCTGGAAAACGTTATTATGGTTCTCGTTATGCCAAAGGATGTTTGCCAACAGACCTATGGAAAACATACTTTACTTCTTCTGTAACAGTTAAGCAATTAATTGCAACAGACGGTAAAGATGCATTTACTGTTACAGTTAGAAAAACGTTTACTTCAGTTACTGCATGTAGGAAATGGGAATCTAACTTCCTACATAAAATTGACGCAAAGACAAATAATCATTGGTTAAATTTACACAATGGTGGTTCATCTTTCTATAATATTTTGCCAGCGTCAGATATTACAAAACAACGTATGTCTAAGGTCCGGTTAGGTATACCCAAATCACAGAGTATGATACAAAACTCTATGTGGTATTACGAACTAAAATTTAACAACGGTACAATTGAATACGTTAAAGGTAAAGTTAATGTCCTCACAAGATTATCTCGATCAGATTGGGAAACAATACGTGTTAAAATACAAAAGAAGAATGGCTATATTGCACGTGACAAGGTAACTATTTGTCGTATGCCAAAAGACTTCCAGATCTAATGTATCATCTGCGCCCCTGTGTTTGCCCTTGTTGCTGACGCCATTGCTCGCGGCGTTTGCGTTTTTCCTGCCATTCTTTGTATGCAGGGCTAACATACAAATCAGCCTCGTCATACATGATCATATGGAAACGACAGTAGTTGCACCATGCATCTAAATCATTGAAAATTTGTCTTACTTCAGGCTTCATTGTAAGATACTTCTTAAGCCAAACTGGATTTGCCACGGAAAATTCTCCTTAAATAGTGACAGACTGCATAGGACGAGTACTATTGTACTC